CCACAAAATATTCCTTGGTAATTAAATTTTTAGTTCAAAAGAAGTTTCAGTAGTTTGCTCCACCCGTGTGTACGGTATATCTTTGATTTTTTCCAACATGTTTTCAATATTTTTTTCAGTTATGATGTAACAATGTTCTATGAATAATCGGCCGTTATATTCCACGACTAGAGGTCCACGCTTTGAGATTGTAGATTCCATGGTAAACTATGATATCTTTTCTTTATCATCGTTTTCTATACAAATTTTTTTAACTTCCACCCGAGCACCACGAAACGGTGGAAAATTTATCAGGTACGCTGTTTGCAACCCCGTGAGTTTGAGGTAATTTAAACCTTGCATTTCAACAGCTTCGTTAAGTGTTTTTATCGTTTTAAACTCTAGAATTGTAGAATTATCTATAATAATGTCAGCTCGCAGGTATCCGATGATATGTCCTTTAAATGGTATTTGAATATTACGTTCCGACTCGTACGGAATGTGAAGTTCTCGTAACATCACCTCCACAGCTGTGTGATACACTCGTTCACTGTACCCCGGACCTAGTGTTGTAAAAATTTCATCTACTATCTTTTCTATATCCATTTCTAAATTTATGTCCTAGTCTTTAAGACCTTGACGCATCATGGCATCGTCTAATTCGTCAACCTCGTGCCATGCTAGCTCACATTCATATGAATTCTTTGTTGAATCACAAATTTCATGTGCTTCCTTGATCGCTTCTCGGAATCTAAACCTAAGTCGAGGATTGTCAAACTTTTTTTTAGGTTTTTCCACAAAAGGTTTTTCGTATAAACCGTTCAAAACATTTTCGCGCGTTTTTGCCAATTTATACTTGTACACGTCGTTACAAGAATATACACACACTACCATATTCTATATTAAACCAAGTTTTTTAAGTTGGTTATGTCTGGAAAATATATGATCGAAGCTTCGTGGGAAAAAATCATCGAGGATGATTATGACACGGCTTTGGAATTTCTTCTGAAAGCGCGAACCGATGTTAACGAACATTTTGCTGATCTCTCTGAAGAGCAAAAAATCGATCTTGTTAAAGTTTTGTGCACGAATGCAACTATATTACATAAATCCACTAAACAACTCATAGGAAAGCAACATTACGGTAATCAAAATTGAAGGAGGTTCTCGAACTGGTCCGAATCACTTCTCATATTTTTTTCGTTCCGAATCTGGAATTCGTTGAACGTTCTTATTGCTGGGGTCTTCTGGTTCATAGGTGAGACTTACTTCAGGGCCAATAACTCGACGCTTTAACGCCGGCAAATCAATTACAATATTTGGTTTAGGTTTACCCGAGGCCTTGTACAGTACCATAAGGTTGATGAGATATTTCGTTACAGTCATGTCTTGTGTGAGTATCCCTCCATCCTTTAATTGGTACTCCTTATTGGCACCTGGTTCGACCCTCACCCATTTATCATCTACTTTGAACATCAGTTGGTTATCATCAGACAGCTTATATCTCTGTGTCATACGGGCGAAGTTGGTAGGATCTTGAATCGCTTCATCGATCCATTTGAGCTTACCGTTGTACAAGTCGTCGGTGAACTTTTGTAGAAAATCGTTGCCGTCTTTATCAGTGATAGCCGTCACTCGACCATTTTCGTTGACTCTTTCGATATACAGACAGTCGTACCCCCCTCCCGGACATTCCTCTTTTTCCTCCCAAGACGACGCCGTGTCTAGTGATGTTGATTCCGGATCATACGCGATAACGGTGTATTCTGAAACAGATGCTGGCACTTCGGCGGTGTCTGGCATACTCATATAATTTTCGGTACCACTGGTTTGTTTCTCTCCACCACCGATTACAATAGTTTCGGGTTCTCCTGATTCTCCTGGTTCAGCCTTCCCCTTTGTAAAAAAATGGTATCCTCCGACACCTATAAGAATAAGCACCACGCATATAATTGCGTACACGTAGACGCTCTTCATAATTACTTATATATCAGAAAAAAAATGACTTACTCACAATGACACGACCGAATATGGGAAAGTGATATTATAGTAATTAAAGTTTTATATACTAATTAAATCAATATGTCTTCATATAAATCCGAACGTTGCCCCTTCACGTACCGCGTATCTTCCGTTGGTCGTATCATCGACGGGGACACCATCGACGTAGCTATTGACCTAGGTTTTGATGTGTGTACCAAACAACGCATTCGCCTCATGGGAATTGACACACCCGAATCAAGAACTTCCGATAAAGTTGAAAAGGTTTTTGGTAAGCAGGCCAAAAAGGTACTAAAAGAATGGTGTATGAAAGCCGTAGCTTCAGAAAAGGATGATATCGACATAGAGCTTCGATGTTCGGAATCCGACCCGAGGGATAAATACGGACGAGTTCTCGCGGAAGTCTGGATTTGTGAAGATGATAACTGGACCAATGTAAACCAATGGATGTGTGAAAATGGTTATGCAGTTCCATATCTCGGTCAAAATAAGGATGATGTCGCCGAACAACATGAGCGAAACCGTCATAAGATGGTAGCTAAATACGGAGGAGATATATTAGTTCAGCTTCACGGAGATAATAACTCAGAAATTAAATCATACATAGCGGAAAAGTATGGTCAATAAAAAGTAATTTAAAAAATCTCGGATACATATTATTAAATGTTTGCGGCAGTAAACGGTTTAATTTCTCCGATTCTAAATATAAAAAAACGCATAGTGCGTCGAAATGCTGTACTAGATCACCCTCCACCTCCCATTGATACAAATAATGCGTGGGATTACGGTGCATATTCTGTAAAGGCTACAGTAGAATCCATAGATAAGAATGGAAATGTGGATAGAACTTTTATAGGCTACAGCCAGAACATGGATATCACCGCGAGAACGAAACTCGCATGTGATCGACATAAAACACCTGGTACAGAATGCGGAGAACCTGTCATGATCATTAAGGGTGGAGAATGTGACGAAGTTATATTCATGAAAACAAAAGATAATGGAAAATTGATCAATTTAACAAACCCTTTTTTTTAATATCACAGTATATTAGATGAATGCATCACTCTTATTTTTATTGATTTTGTGCATTTTTATATTTTATTCCACAGGTTACGATAAATATCGTACATTCAAAGACGAAAATGGGAAGGTGATTCCTCATTTAACTGTGGAAAAGCAGGAACAAGATATGGTCGCGGAGTATATTCATGAAGGTGATAAAGTTTTAGAATTAGGTGCTAGATACGGAACTGTGAGTGCGGTAATACTCGATAACGTAAAAGATGAACGAGATTGTGTTGTCGTCGAACCCGACAGTAAGGTGACTGACGCTTTAAAAAGTAATTTGGAGGGGTGTAATTATGGTAACGCACACGTATTCGTAGGAACCGTGGGTCCCACAAAGCAAAAAATTAAGGGTGACTATAACTACGCCACATACACCGTAGAATGTAACGACGATACATGTGATATAGATAATTTGACGTATGATGAATTGCAGAGAAAATATAATATAGAATTCAACACCATCGTCGCTGATTGTGAAGGATGTTTACCTCAAGTGATAGATCATATATCTACTTCTTCTCCTTCTTTACAACCATTAAAAAAGATCATAGTCGAAACAGATTACCCAGATAGGGTAGATTATGAAAAACTTTACGGTAAATTAAAGACCTGTGGATTCAATAAAACTAAAGGTGATTTTGTACAGGTATGGGAACGAACTTAATCGTCTTCTTGGTTAACAGCTATAGGTGGTGCATCAAGTATCTGAAATTGAAACACATCTTCATCTTCAGATGGTTTGATTTGTATAATTCTACATTCTTGTGTGTTGATAACTGTTTTAGTTTGTGTTATGTTAGCGATAGGTTTACAAAGTAAAGCGTACGATATCATCCTGTTATACTATATGGATATTTATGTATCCATAGATTTGCTAGCCATTTTTCCCCCTTTTCAACGGGTAAACCTCCGTGAAGAGCTTGATCTGTTATGCGCCCCACGCCGTTTAACGTATCAAAGCATAAAACGTCACCTTTTTCGAGCTTGAATTTTTTATTCAGATTGGGAAAATTTGTTTCTCCACCCACGTAGCCATCGTTAAGAGCTATTATACACGTATGTCGTCTGGGATTTTTCAATGGTAAAACGTCTTGGTGCGGTGAATAAAAACCACCGGGTTCGTATTTCAGAGTTTGTAACGATTCGCATTCGACGAGCGTTTTATCGTATAAGGATGCGCAGCGTTCCGATACATCGCGAACTATCTTATCTTCATAATCTAACCACGCCGTTTGGCTTATTCTGATGGTATTGTCAGCATTTTTGTTGACACCTATTGTTGAACTAGATAATCTAGGTTTAGAAACTTCCACGATATGATCACATTCTTCGTGTGTGACAAATCCCTTACGCACTTTAGGACTTTTATATCTCGGCATAAGAGTGTATATCAAAAGGGCCATCAATACGATCACTATCACGAACGTTCCCATTAATTTAAACTTCTATTTTAATATCGTGAGGTATACGTGCCACGTACCTTTTTCTTATTTTTAGAGCTACCGTGTTATAATATTCGACAATTCCCTCGATATCCTTTACTATTTCATCTACTCTCGAATTGTCTACCATATATTGTCTGAGCGCATCTCCCAATGTATCTAACACCATTCTATATATTTCTTGAATATCTGTCACTTTATCATTATACTTATCTCGGCGCTGTAATTCACATTTGAAATCTTCTTTACTCATCTCGTTTAATAAGTATCGTACTCTCATATATTTATGATCTGTGTAGGTGAAATTAAATCTATAAAACATTTCTCGATCTATATGGGACAAGAGTAACGAAGCTTTCAGTATATACTCTGGCGCCTTATTACGTCTTAATTCGTGATAATTAGGACGACCCCCGCATGGAATGTCGCCGTGTTCACGTGTTTTACTTTTGAAATATTCTATGTAATGTGGATTGTGTATTCTCCCCGTTTCTATCATTCCTGTATTGAAATCAAACGTTGTGTGACACACAGTACACCACATTTGTGAACATCCATCTATTTTATATATCATCGTATTGCATTTAGGGCACGGTTTTGTGTCTTTCTTTAACAATTTTATACTCTTCACTGTGTTGGGGTCACAGACATGACCTTCGTGTTTTTCTTCGTGACACTTCTCACAAAATTCCTTTTTACATATTCCACATACGTAATTGTCAGTCAAAAATCCTCTACAGTTCTCGGATAAGCACGCTTGTGTGTACACTGACATAGTTCTCGACACGGTTGGATCCGTTCTACTTAACGCGTTAGCTTCTAAAATTATATCATGTATTATTTCACGCAATAGTTCTATGAGATAATGCCTACAGCTAATTATGATATTATCAGTAGTACACAATTTCACCGTTTCTAGAAATTGCATGAGCCATGAATAGCTTCGTCTTAAAGATCGTATCTGTAGAGTTCTCTCTACATAAGGTTGCGTCTCGGGTAAACGCGCTTGTTCGCGTTCAAAGAGGATATTCTCTCTATGTGTTTTATACGTCTTGTTTCTGAAGGCTCTGGTACAAAAAGAATCTACAAATTCTCGATTAAATTCATGTCTACAATTCATACAGTGAGGGTCTTTACTAGTCGATAAAATGTATGTTTGTAGACAAGTTTTGCAGGCATCAAAGTCACAAAAGGGGCACGTCACTTTTAAATGATTTGTCTTATTAAAATCTTCAGTACACGACACACAAGTAGACATATACAT